AAGAAATAGACCGCATTAGGGGCGAACAAGCAGGACAAGGGACCACCGAACTGCCGCCTATAACATTGCCGCCGGCAGAGGGCGAAGGCGCAGGTGAAGAATAATGCCAGAAGTAAGGAAGTTCAGCGACGCCGAAATAAACCGGCTTGTTAAATTCTACGAACAGGCCGAGCGGGAAATACTTGATCGGCTGAACCGGGCGCTGCTCCGAGCCAATAAAACGGAGTACCTGGTCCAAATGAAAAAAGAAATTGAGGCCATCCTGCAGCAGCTAAGAGAAGGAAACAGAACATGGGTTGAGCAGGCTATCCCAAGAGTTTATTCCCAGGGGCTATATTCTGCCGATGCTATGCTGAAAGACATCGGAGCAACCGTCAAGGCCGGATTTGGCGCCATCCACCAACAGGCGGCGCAGGTGCTGGCTGAAAATGCTTATCAAAGGTTTGAGGATGTTGTGCAGGTGATAGGCCGGCAAGTCAACGATATATACCGTGAGCTTGCGCTGGAAAATGTCAGAGGAACAGTAGTAGGCTACGATACATGGAAGCAGACGGCCCGAAGGTATAGAGAGCAACTTGCAGAGCGGGGCGTGACCGGATTCAAAGACAGATCCGGCCGCATGTGGAATATGCGAACCTACTGCGAAATGCACGCAAGGACAGTTTGTATGGAAGCCCACCTTCAGGGCACGGCCAACCGGCTTGTTGAGCAGGGCCATGACCTGGTGAAAGTGAGCACCCACCTGGGAGCTTGTGAACTGTGCCAGCCGTGGCAAGGAAAAATACTGAGCATCACGGGGAAAACAAAAGGATATCCGACGCTGGAAGAGGCTAAGGCTGCCAAACTTTTCCACCCCCGGTGCAGGCATGCTTACGGCTTGCATATTGACTTGGAAGATGAGGATAAAGGAACTGAAAGAAAACAGGAATTGTCTCCCGAAGAAGAGAAAAACTACATCGAAATAGAAGGATTGTCTAAGCCTGCAAAAACTAGCCTGGCTAAAGCATTAACCGAAGCGCTGGAACATGGACTCAAAACGGGAACCGAGTGCCTGTTGCACATTGACGCAAAGACTGGAGATAGTGTATACTCTAGGATAGAAGGAACAATAAATGAGGTTGTGTTACCGCAATCTTTAATTGATTTTTTAGATAATGCTGCACCTAACAGTGTAATACAAGTACACAACCATCCAAGAAGTAGCTGCTTTTCAGTAGATGATATTAGGAATTTAGTTTATTATGATTCTTTAAAAGCTATTTCGGTTATAGGACATGACGGTACAAGATATGTGATGTCGATAGGCAAAGGGCAAAGAATTGACTGGAGTACATTGCAAAAGGAGTATAATACCATTAATGAAAAACATTTCGATTATTTCTGTAATCAAGTGGTATCAGGAAAAATGACGGAACAGCAGGCATGGAAAGAGCATTCTCATAGAATCGTTATGGATTTAGCAGAGAAATACGGATGGGAATACAGGAGGGTGATGCCAAATGAAAAATAAAGACGCGCCCATTGGATTGGATTTAGTTGATTATATGCCAGACTATACTAAAACATGGGAAGAAAACTGGGAAATATATAGGAAAAAATATTTTAAGGTTTATGGCGAATATCCACCGGAACCGGAAGATAAGAAACAGTGAGCGCCTTGATAAAATTAATCAGGTGCTTTTCTTTTAGGCTCACCTTCTACAGCAATGCCGTAAATGGAAGGATCATTGGGGAGGATGTAGACGATTGTTAGAGATAAACAAAATTTATAACATGGATTGTGTGGAAGGGATGAAATTACTTGACGATAACTCGATAGATAGCATAGTGACTGATCCTCCATACGAATTAGGCTTTATGGGGAAGAAGTGGGACAGCACAGGTATAGCTTACAACGTGGAATTATGGAAAGAGTGTTTGAGGGTATTAAAGCCGGGAGGACACTTACTAGCCTTTGGTGGAACCAGAACATACCATAGAATGACTTGCGCTATAGAGGATGCTGGGTTTGAAATAAGGGATTGCATTCAATGGATTTACGGAAGCGGATTCCCAAAAAGCATGGATATATCAAAAGCGATTGATAAACAAGCGGGGGCGGAGCGGGAAGTAATAGGCGAATACCAAACACATGATATTCGTAACAACGGCTTAATGGATAAAAAGGGCAGTATGACAGTAAGCATCACAAAAGCCGCCACTCCCGAAGCACAACAATGGGAAGGCTGGGGTACTGCCTTGAAACCCGCTAATGAGCCGATTGTGCTTGCTAGAAAACCAATTAGCGAAAAGACTATTGCTGAAAACGTGATGAAGTGGGGTACAGGTGGACTGAATATTGATGGGTGTAGGATTGGTACAGAGGAAATTAAGACATATGGAAAAAGAAAGGGTCAAGGAGTCTCTTTAGAGTGGAGTAAATACACTTCCCCCGAAGGGTACGAAGGTGTAATTCATCGAGGTAGATTCCCCGCCAACGTAATACTTGACGAAGAAGCTGGGCGCATGCTGGATGAACAAAGTGGGATAAGCAAATCAACGGGCGGAAGTGGTGAAAAAAGTAGGGGTGCATTAGGTAAAAATGTTTATGGTAAATATTCATTAAATATTAAAACCTCAAACGCTGGTGGATTAGGTGACACAGGGGGTGCAAGCAGGTTCTTCTACTGCGCCAAAGCAAGCAAGAAAGAACGTGGCGAAGGTAACAAACATCCTACAGTCAAACCTGTTAAACTGATGGAATATCTAATTACACTCGTAACCCCTCCGAATGGGATTGTCCTTGACCCGTTCTTTGGCTCCGGTACGACTGGTATCGCCGCAGTAAACTTAGGGTATAATTATATAGGCTTTGAAATATCAAAAGAATACTGCATAATTGCTGAAAAGCGTATATCTCAAATGAAACGTGCAATCAAAACACACCCCCTGGAATAATTATACTCTGGGGGTTTCGTTTTGTACATGAAGGGAGGCTGCGGGTTTGGAGAAAACATTGAAAGAAATACTGAAAACCTTGAAATCTATTGACGACCGGCTCAAAAAGATTGAAAGGCAGTTAAGGAAAAGTGATGAAAAAGAAGCAGAAGAAACAGAAGAAGCCGAGCAATAATATCATCCCGTTACACAGGTGGGAAGTTCACGAATTTTCTTGGGGTACAGCAGTCCGGGAACAAAGGGCCGGCAAATGGACAAATATTTTTCTCAAACCTGACGGACAAGAGATTGATGTAAGTTTATTAAACATTGAGCTACATGAGAATGGAATTGAGTTTTTGGATTACTAACGTCTTCGGGCGTTTTTATTTTGCTCTGGGTTAGTATTTGCGGAGCATAAATGCAAAGACCTGAGAACTGGTACTGACCAGTATAAAAAAGTAACAGGAAAGGAGATTTGATCATGGATTGGTTAAAAGAAATCTTGAAAAAAGCCGGAATTGAGGAAGGAAAACTGGACAGCGTGATTGGCGACATCAACAAGGAATTGCCGAAATACTTTATACCGAAAGATAAGTACAACGAAGTAGCAGAGGCGAAGAAGAAGCTGGAAGGTGATCTGCAAGACCGCGACAAGCAGCTGGAGGACCTGAAGAAATCCGCAGGATCCAACGAGGAGCTCAGGCAACAGATTGAGCAATTGCAAGCTGAGAACCAAAAAGCCGCCGAGGAATGGCAGGCTAAAATGGCCCAAATGCAGCTTGACTTTGCCATTGAAAAAGCCCTTGCCGCAGCCAAGGCTAAGAACCCGAAAGCAGTCAAAGCCCTGCTCGACATGGAAAAGGTGAAGCTTGACGGCGAACAGCTTCTAGGCCTGGACGACCAGCTGAAAGAGCTCCAGAAAAGCGATGTTTATCTTTTCGGCGAACCCGGCAGGGTAGGCGGCGGCACAAACCCGCCAGGTGGGGGAAATGACCCCAAAACAATAGACCAGCAAATCGAGGACGCCATAAAAGCTGGCGATACCAGGCTGGCGCTTAAACTAAAAAATCAGAAATTTTTTGAGAAAAAGGAGTGAGGCATAAATGCCAGGAACTATTTGGAGCCTGCCCAATTTTGCAGGCGAACTATTTACAGCAGATGCAATTAATACACCGTTTTTGTCCATGATCGGGGGACTTACCGGCGGGGGAAAAACCACAGACAATTTTGAATTCCCGACGTCAAGTGAGTACGCATTCCCGGCTGCACAGCAGCCAAACATTACCGAAAACGCTTCGTTGGTAGCGCCGGTAGTGGTACTGCCACAGGTGCCGCCTGTGCAGAATCAGAATGTAGTACGCAACCAGGTGACTAATGTCACGCAGATATTCCAGGAGGCCATTCTCCTATCTTATGTGAAATTGTCGAACATGGGGAGGATGAGCGGACTAAACACCGCTGGCCAGCAGAACAATGTTGCGGATGAGCTTGCATGGCAGCAAGAGCAGAAATTGAAGAAAATAGCGCGCGACGTGGAATTTTCGTTCATCCGGGGAGTGTATGCTTTGGCGGCCAACCAGAACCAGGCAAACAGAACCCGGGGCATGATAGCGGCTTGCGGACTTGCGGGTGGAACGGTTCAGAACGGACTTGGGGCGCAGCTGTCCCTGCAATTGATGGATGCGTTCTTCCTTGCCATGTTCAATGCGGGCGCACCGTTCAGCAACTTGGTACTCTATGTCGGAGGCGCTATCAAGCAGAGGATTTCCCAAATTTACGGCTTCGCACCCACAGACAGGAACGTTGGCGGGGTGAACATTGAACAAATTGAAACTGACTTCGGCCCAATCGGTATCGTCCTCTCGAGGTTTGCTCCGGCAAATACCGTGCTCGCCATCGAGGTTTCTGTTTGTTCTCCTGTATTCCAACCAGTGCCAGGCAAAGGCGTGCTCTTTTATGAGCCACTGGCTAAGGTAGGTGCAGTAGAAAATGGTCAGATATTCGGTCAGATCGGACTGGATCACGGTCCGGCGTTCATGCACGGACTGCTCCAGAATGTGACGCCGTAATCAGGCCAAAGAGCAAACACTGAAAACAGAGAGGGGAGTTAAATCACCCCTCTCTGTATCATCAAGCAAAAGGAGATGATTGATTTGGATAATATTTTACAGATGCGAGGATTACAACCTGAACTGCGCAGGGCGCTTGGCAGCCTTGGGAGCTTGGCTATACCTTTTGGCACGCCAATAAACGCAGTTGCTTCTCAGGCGGTTTTGGCAGCCGCCGACCTGGCCATTGTTAAAAATGGCGACGTTGTCAGCGTTGCTGGTCAGAACTATACCAAGGCGGCAGCACCCGGAGACAATAAATGGACTAATGCTGCTGGATTGGCTGCCTTGATTAACGCCCTGGCCGATTGGAATGCAGCGGAAAATGCGGGAGCCGTTACCATCACGGCGGCAGCCCGTGGAGCGGCGTGGGACGGTAACATAGCCGTTATCAACATTCTCGAGGACACGACTGCAGGCGGAGGCGCAGCAGCAAAGGCCACGGCCACCATAGCGGCAGCCACCATTGCACGTCTGGCCATAGGTGACACCGTTGGGTTTGCTGACAGCGTATTTACGATGGCGGCGGCTACTAGCGTACAAAACAACAAATTTGCAAACCTGGCAGGGTTAATCGCCTGTATTGATGCAATGGATGACTGGACAGCAGTAGAAGATACCGGGGCAATAGACATCGAGGCCGCCAATAATGGCGAGGAGTTTAACGACATCACCATCATGGTGTCCTTGCGGCGTGTTACTGCTGGTGGTGTAGACGGTACCCCGGGATTCCAAGGTGCCGTTTGCTGTGACGCAGGGTTTATTTATATTTGCACCGCGACCGACACGACCATCCAGAACAACAACTGGGAACGTGCCGCCATTGCTGGCGGATTTTAAGGCGGTGATAACATGAGCGAAATGAGGCAAACTCAGATCCTTGAACAAGAGATTGTTCAAGGCTACACTGCACAGCTTGTTACTGCAGCCGGAGCAGAAACCATAGTGGTTAAAGCCACACCCGGGAAGGTTGCCCGGATTCGGGTGGTTGATGGCGGTATAAATGTCACCCCGAAAGATGGTGCTAATGCCGCTTGGGGCGTATTAACCAATGCTGCCGAACTGGACCTGGGCGGGACACCGATGCAGCTTAATACGAACATCAGCCTTGAATTCGACGGAGCCGGCAGCGCATGGATACTATTCAAGTGAGGTGATACCATTGAAATTCTATAGCAATGTTGAGGCCAATCTCGGCGTTTGGGACGGAACCAAGATGCTTGAGTTTGCGGGTGGAATATACGAAACCACAAACCCAAAAGAAATTGAGATATTAAAAAAGGCCGGATATAAACACGATGAGGAAAAGGAGGCGGAGGCTAAATGTCCGAAACAGAATCCACAATCACAGTTGGAGAAACCAGCTATATCGACATCGAAGGAGCAAACGAATACTTCGCCGGACGCCTCCATGCTGAAAGCTGGGGGCAAGCAAACGATACAGACAAAGAAAAAGCCCTCAAGCAAGCAACTAGAGCAATAGACCGACAACTCTTAAGAGGGAGAAAGACGAATTCGGAGCAGGAACTGGCCTTTCCCAGGCACCCGGATACCGAAATACCGGCAGCAGTAAAGGAAGCTTGCTGCGAGGAAGCATTGGCACTCATCGAAAGTGGAAACAGCCAGCGTAGGAAGCTCCAGCAAGAAGGGGTGCAATCTTTTTCGCTGGGGAATATGAGTGAAACTTATGTTGCAGGTGCTGGCAAGGGCTTATTG